TTAATAAATTGTTTTGCATCTCTTGCTGGTTTATTTCCTGAAATAACTAGACGTTTTGTATTAAATCCTAATTTATATAAATGATATAAATCGCACGATGTAATCAGTAATCTATAAATAGGCTTGACCTCAAAAAACTTATGACCACCTTTTCCATCTGGTAAATAACTTTCCGTTCTTGTTTGACTTAATTTAACCTTTGGATTTATTCCACATGTTTGTAATAATAATTTAACATTTTCTAAAAACTCTTTATTTATAGAGGAAACTTGTAGTTGTTCATTTTCACCATTTTTGCATATACTACCATCTGCGTCACAATATCCAGCAAACCAATCTAATTTGTCTTTAATTGAACAAAAGTGAGATGGCGTATCAAATTTTTCATTTAAATCAACTGGAAGAAGAACGTTTATCCTTTTTGATTTTTCATGAATACTATGACTACGTTTATCAATAAAATCTAATAATTTTATTTTATCTCCATATAAATATGCAATAGGTTTTTTTGCATATGATTTTGCTTGACATGGTATTTCAATTTCTTCTGTTATATATTCTTTATCAAATAAATAATTATCTGTTTCATATGGTAAATGTCTTTTACAAAAATAATGTCCATTTAATGCCTTAAATTTACAAGATCTTTCAGGTTCATCTGTATTATTTGCATATGTTCCATCTCCACAAAAAAAACCATGTGTATATGCATAATTCATGGTTTCACAACCATCAATAATTGGATATTCGCATTTAATTATTTTATCATTTGGTTTTAAATCTTTTGCTTCAACTTTTTCAATTGAACTTGACGAATAATTATTTTGAATGTAAAATTTATGATATGGCGTACAAGTTAATTTTGAACCATCATCTGTATAAACATCAATCAGTTCTTGGTCTTCACCTGTTTTTTTTATTGTAACTTCACTCCATTCTTCTCCATTCCAAACTTTTATATTTTGGTTTATTAATGTTTGTATTTCAATGTGACCTTTTTCTGTTAATATTAATGTTTCTGGTGCTACACATAAATTTGAACTCTTAATGGTGCCGAGATTTTGCTGATTTGATTTCAAATTTGCAGCATCTTTATATAAAATATATGGCGTTCCTGTCTCCATTTGTGCATCCAAAATTTTAAACCATAAATCGCGTGCATTCACTATCTTTCTACCTCTATTTTCACTCTCATACTTCTCATAAAGTGTAGTAAAATCTTTACCATAGACATCAGATAATCCAGGACATTCATGAGGACACATCAGAGACCATTTTCCGTTTTCCTTGACACGTTCCATAAAAAGATCTGAAATCCAGAGAGCATAAAAGAGGTCACGTGCTTTTAATTCTTCATCGCCGTGGTTCTTGCGAAGTTCTAAAAAGTCTTCAATATCGGAATGCCATGGCTCCAAATAGATAGCAAAAGAACCATTACGTTTACCGCCTCCTTGGTCAACATATCGTGCAGTATTATTAAAAACACGCAACATAGGTACAAGACCATTTGATGAACCATTTGTTCCTTGAATATGTGTTCCTTTTGCTCGTATATTATGAATATGAATACCAATTCCTCCAGCCCATTTTGAAATACGAGCACAATCATGTAATGTATTATAAATACCATCTAAACTATCGTCCTCCATAGCAATTAAATAACAGCTAGATAGTTGAGGACGTGGTGTTCCAGCATTAAAAAGAGTAGGTGTAGCATGTGTAAAATATTTTTGCGACATTAAATCATAAGTTTCCTTTACCAATCTTAAATCAGACCCATGAATACCAATAGCAACACGCATCCACATATGCTGTGGTCTTTCTACAATTTTATTATTTACTTTAAATAAATAAGCTCTCTCTAAAGTTTTAAATCCAAAATAATCAATTAAATAGTCTCTATTATAATCAATCATTTCTTCAATATTTTCAGAATATTTCATAGTAGTGGTCCAAAGTTCTTGCGAAATAAGAGATATATTTTCACCTTTATAATTTTCAAAATCATATAACTTCTTCATCGTTGACAAAAAAGAAGATTCAGTATTCTTTTGATGATTTGATATAATTATACGTCCTGCAAGTGTAGCATAATCTGGATGATTTGTTGACATAGATGCGCACTGCTCTGCGGCTAATTCATCAATTTTTTCAGTTGGTATTTTATCATGCAACTGATCTATCACTTTCATAACTAATGAAGAATAATTGATATGAATATTTGCTTCTTGACCAAGTTTTTTTACACGCTCTAAAATCTTATCAAAAGCAACCTCTTGTAGATGACCATTGCGCTTTGTCACAAGCATTTCATTTAAACTTTCCATAATATAAATATATAGAGTAATTGTTTTAAATCCTTTTCTTTCCACCTTTTCCACTTTTAGAAAAAGTGGAGCAAAATATATGAATATTTAGAAAAAATGTTTGGCTCCACTTTTTCTAAAGGTGTATTTAGGAAAATATTTGGATCTACCTTTCTTAAAGGTAGATTTGGCTCCACCTTTTTTAAAGGTGGATTTTTTTAAAGATTGATATATATATGAATCAATATTTATTTTTATTTCTAATTTTAGTAGTGGCTTTAAGTATTCCAGTATTATTAAATGTAAATAATCCATTAGAACTATTAGAAGGTTATTCAAATTATAATTTAGCATCAGCTCAAGGTGATTTTCCAAATGCACAAACAAAAGTATTAGTTCAAGATACTTACCCTCCTATAGGCAAAAATAAATTATCAAATGATACTGCTGCTGATATATGGACGAAATATCCTATTTTTGAATTAGGATCTTATGACCAAATAACAAATAATATTCGTTATCCGTCAAATCCGGATGAAGGTACATGCATGCCTGCATCAATGTGTGGAGCGTTGTATCATGATAAAATTATTGGTAGTAATTATATAGAACCATTACCACCAGTAAATCCAGATTGTGGAACGCGAATCGGGTATTTTGATACTGATATAAATTTACAACCATTTAGAACAAATACCGCGAATATTTTATATTAATCCATCCACCTTTTAAAAAGGTGGAGCCAAAACTTTAGTATAGTGGAGCTAAAACTTTAGAAAAGGTGGGTTTTTATTTGGCTCCACCTTTTCTAAAGGTGGATTTTTACACCTTTTCTCATTTAAAACGCCCATTATTTATCTTCAAATAATGATAAATAATATGACATCATTTCATTATAAACTATTAATATTTCCATTCTATCTTCATATGATAATTTATTTATATTTTTTAGAATATCTATACTAAATGTGTTTGAATTTCTAATATCGTGAATATATTTTTTCAATAACTGACTATCATTATGGTTTGAGAAATACTTATCTTCTTTATATTCCCCATCCCCATTTTTGCTTTCACTATGGTTTGTTTTTCTTCCACTATCCATTATATAATATTACCAGTATAATTATTTTGAAAAGATAATAATTATAAGTGGTTCTCATTTAAAATGGGAGTTTTAAATGAGAAAAGGTGTAAAAGGTGGATTTAAAAAGGTCGATATATATATTAATGAGTTTTATACAAAGTCATTTATTTACAAATACAATAATATATAATTATATTCATGAAATTAATCATATATTACGCGGTAAAAGTTTGATGAACATGGATGAGTTAACAAAATATTTTTTGAAACCAATTTCAAGAACTTCTGATGATTTTTATGCTAGAAATAAATTGAACATGTTGCAATATTTTTTTAAAAGTATACACAAGTTAGAAATATGTCAAGCAGTTGAAGAACTTTATTTAACATCCGTTTTAAGACGTTCAATAAATAATGAAAATTTTGATTTTGCGTTTATTTTTTCTTCAATAGATGAAAGCGATGAATTTGTAGATGAATCCACTACAAAAGAACATTTAGAAAAAATATATGATACAAAAATGGAATCATTAGTTAGTTTTATAATTGTAGAGAGAAATGAATGTAAAAAATATGAAAATGCATATGCATTAAATTATATATGTTCAAAAGAAAAAGGAATCGGATCAATATTAGTGGGACTTTATTTATATTCTATTTTTAGTCATCCACCAATAGATAAAAAAGTTATCAGAGTAAAAAAAATAAAACCACAAGTTTCGGACCCAAGTATTGAATATTATGGTCCTGAAATATTGCATATGGGTATATTAGAATTAAGTGGTGGTTATAGAAATACACTAGCACTATGTTTATATTCAAAATTTGGTTTCATTGAAGATGAAATATTATCAGGGCCAGGTAGTAACTGCTTTACTAATACAGAAAATATTGCAATGAGAACAGACTATCAAGATATGTCTCCAAAAAATATTAAAGAAAAAGTAGTCAGTATTGTTTTAGGTAGAGAGAGTGAATTTATGAAACCATCCGTTTGTAAATTTAAGGATCCGAAAATGCAAGCATATTTAGCACATTTATATGGTTTAAAAAAAAAATATAAAATGGAACAAAATAACTTAAAAGCACAATCAAATTTTGTAATAAATAAATTACCAGATGGAAGTTTAAAACCAGAATTTAAAGAAAAATTAGATTTATTCATTTCTAAAGTTGATAAAATATATATAAAAATAATGGAAGTAGAGAGATTACCTAGTGAAACAAAATATGATGAATATAATTTATCAACAGCTAGAGGCAAAAAAAGAAAAACGAATAGAAGTAATAAAAAAAAGAAAACAACTATAAGAAAAAAAGGAAAAATAAAAAATAAAAGAAAGACGTTTAGACTTTAGTATTAAATAATTTATTTTTCTTTATTTTTCTTTATTTTTAATAAAATTAAAAAAATTAACTTCATCTTTGGATTCATGTTTGGATTCATCTTTGGCTCCAACTTTTTTAAAGGTGGATTTTGGCGCTCTATGTTCATATCCTGTAATCCTTTCTTTTTCAACAATTGTCCATACATTTTCTAGTTGACCAATATTATTTTTAAACCATTCACGATTACGTAAAACTAAAACACAACTCAAATATTCTAACTTCCAATAAATATATTTTGTAAAGGAATAATTATACACATCTGATTCATACAATGTAATAGTTTCCTCTTCCCATTCTGAAACTTCTTCTAGATGAAGTGGTTTATATGCGTAAAAAGGTACTCCTTCTTTTGTATAAAATTGAATAATAATACCTTTTTTGCAATTAATATCTTGTTCATAACTTTTACGATCTGGATACTCAACAAATTTTGTTTCTAAAAAATCACATTCATCCAAATCACATACTTCCATCTGAAGTTGCATTTGTACCCAGTATTCTTTTTTAGGTATACCAGTAATATCGCGACTCACAGGGTTTTTAATTTCTAACATACGACCAAACCGTTCCGATAATGGATCTACATTAATTCCATCTGGTGATGCACCTAAAAATGGATAGGTTGGATGTTTAATACATCCAAAATCTTCTACTTTTGTATTATATTTATCTTCATAAAACATTACAGAGAGAGGTTCATATTTTTGTCCATGATGCATCGCTGTATTTGTATTAACATTATTAATTACTTTAACATCAGGATCAATAGCTTTTATTGGTTGACATTTTTCATAAATGAGTTGATTAATAGCAGATTGTGACTCAAATGCTTTCCATGCATTACTTGCAGTAATTAAATTTGAACGAAACTCATACCATTCAGGTGTTCTTTGTACAGGTTGTGGAATATCACGTAATCCTTGAATTTTTTTCTCTAAAAAATCAATATCAACATCTGTTAACTCAATGACTTTGTAGTCATTTATATTAATAGATCTCTCCGGGTAAAATGAAGTAATAAATATTTGAAAAGCATCTTCTAATATTTCATTCATATCATCTTCCACATCATCAGACTCTTCTATTTGATCTTCCATTTGAAAATAAAAAATTTCTTTTATTTCTTCTAATAAAATTTCATGAAAATCAGGTTCAGAAATAATTTGCGGATTATCTATTATAAATTCATCCATTAATTGTAACGCAGTTTGAACAAGCTCAACCGCATATTCATCCGTAAATATAGAGGGTTCATCTTCAAAAACTAATGTGTCTAGTATATCTGTAAGAGAATCTAAGTCATTTATATAATTAAAATTTGACATATAGAGTTATATATATAACTTTATATACTTTTAAACCTTTTTATAACAAAGAGAGTTAATTATCAGAATCATTAGATGTATTTTTTTGTTCAGTTACTTTATTTCTTATAGTGCCATGACCTTTTCTAGGTGCTAGAGACTTTAATGTAGAAATTCGCTTATCTATATTTTTTAATGTAAAATGTTTATTTGCCTTTGAATATGATAGGGCAGGAATTTCTTTAATTAATCCATTTTCTTTATCATAAATTTCATTTTTACATTTCTCCAAAATCCCTTTTGGCCCCTGGCGGCAACATTCCCCATTT